AGCTTAAATCCAAAGGACTTACGCATGTAGTCAATGCCAACTTTGGAGAAGCTAATGCCATCATGGAAGCGGCTCTCGCTCCGTATATCGAACTCCAGAACGGGGTGCCCCGCATTGCCAACGTCATCATGGACTCCTACGAAGGAGACTCCAACGAGGATTCCGAGATCATCTCTGAAGAGTTTGATTTGATGCTCAAAGAGTGGAATGACCATGCATACAACATGCAACTCCTCTCCCGTGAGTTTGTCGGAGATGGAGTAGGTGTAGCGATGTGGCCAGACGAACGTTCCATCTTCTGGGAACCGTGTGGACTTAAAGATTTCAAGGTAGCCCGCGACACCAAGGTATCAGACGAGTCCATCGAAGTAGCCATCGTCCAACGCTCCATGAGCGTGAGCGAGCTTTACAACTACATCCGTAATCCAAAAGCGGCTAAAGACCTTGGCTGGAATCTCAATGCTGTAAAACAAGCCATTTGGAAAGCTTCGACCAAGCGGGATCAGTGGAAGAATTATACTTCTCACTGGGAAGACTTTGAGCGCGAAATTAAAGAGAATGATCTTTATGCTGGTGAGTCGGCTTACCACAGGGCTCAGTTGGTCTACGGCTACAACAAGGAGTTTGATGGTAAGTTCACCCAGCTTATCGGGAGTCGGGATTCTTCGGACTTCCTCTACGAGCGTTACAGCCGCTACGGAGATGTAAACCAGTGCTTTGTCATCTTCACCTATGGGGTTGGACAAGGAACCTTCCATACCATTCGCGGACTCAAGCAGAAGATCTACAATCAGATTCAGATTTCTAACCGCGTGTTGTGCCAAGCCGCCCAAGCCGCCATTACCTCTGGTCTCATCCAATTGCAGGGTGACGCCGAAGCCATCCAAGACTTTCAATACATTGAGGTCGGGCCTTATACGTTCATCCCTAGTGGGCTGACCCCGATCCAACTTCAACCTCCCGCCGTAGCGACTCAAGGTCTTCCAGTCTACAACCTGATGAGTCAGGTGTTGCAGAACAACACTGGGAGCTACCGTTCGCGCCAGACCACGCCCGAAGGCCAAGCCCGCTCTGCTACTGAAGTTGTCCAGCAAGCTCGCCAAGAATCAACGCTCAACGCCGCAGCACTAGAGCTTTTCTATACTCCGTATAACAAGCTTTTGACCGAGCAGTATCGCAGGGCGGTAAGCCCGCTTCTCACCGCTAATGACAAGGGTGGACGCCTAGCCTTGGAGTTCCGCAAACGCTGTTTGCGCCGTGGGGTGAGCGTTGAGCGCATGCGCCAGTTCCTGAAGGTAACAGCATTTAGAGCAATGGGAGACGGAAGTCCCGTGATGACCGAAATGGCATCAAAGCAACTCATGGAACTTTATTCATTGATGGACGAGAAGGGCAAAGAAAACACCCTCCGCTCAGTCATTGCGGGTATCTCTGGGGTTGGTTGGCAGAAGGTCAATCTATTCGTGTCCGAGAAAGGCCCGCGCCGTACGATTGACTTTGACATCGCCAATCTTGAGAACGGCAACCTCCGCAACGGAATCCAGCAGATGGTGCATGACAGCCAGAACCATGCTGTCCACATCGAAGCCCACATTCCTCTCATGGCGGAGATTATTGAGGCCCATCGCCAGCAGCAGATTGCTGACGAGCAGGCTATGGCCATTCTGCGTCCAACAGCCGACCACACAACGGAGCATCTCGTTCTCTTCTCAAACAACAGCTTCCGCAAGCAGGAGGTCAGCGAACTTAAGCGTCAGCTTCAGAACGTCACTGCTTATGTGGATGAGTTGGAGCAGCAGGTAATCAATAGGGCCATGGCCGAACAAACCCAAATGCAGGAGGCCGCAATGCAGCAGGCTCCGCAAGGTGGGCAGATCGACCCGAAGGCCGAAATGGAATTTCAAAAAGCGCAACTCAAGTTGGCAGAAATGCAGGAAAAGCGCATGATGAACCAAGAGACTCATGCTCAGAAGATGGAGACCATCCGTCAGCAAATGGCTCTTAATGATCTCAAGACGCGGAGTTCTATTCTTGAGAAAACCGCCCGTCCCGCAGGCCGACCACCGATGGCCACCCAAGCATAATTTTTCTACTAGACAAACCACTTATCCGCTGTTAGCGGTATACATTATATCTAATGACTGAATGGACAGATCAGGACGCCCGTGAATGGAGTAAAACGTGGGCGATGCCCCATATGCAAAAAGGGCTTAAACACATTGCAAGGCGCGTTAGGCCGAAACGTAGTACAGGCCCCGTTGCCCAAGGCTTTGATCTGTCGCCCGTGTTTATCAAGAGTGCGGGTTTTTATGAGGGCTCTCAAGAGGTCATTGATCTTGTTTCTATTCTGGCCGAAGGCAAAGTAGAGACCAAACTAAGATTCGACTTGCCAGAACCCTTCTCCCATATAACTTCAGAAGACGCAACACAAACAGCTTAATATATTAAGCATTTATACAAACAAGTAACTATTAACGATACATCCTATGGCCGATATCCTCAACTCAGCCCTCACGGGCGAAGCAGACTTTGCTGGAACCATTTTTGGTGGTAAGAACCAACCCGAAGTCAATGAAGCACCCGCAGTCGAAACAACTCCAGAGCCCGTCGAGACCCCGAAAGAGGAAACTCCCAAAGAGGAGAAAGCAACTCCCGTCAAAGCGGAACCCAAGGCCGAAAAGAAATCCAAGGCCACCAAGGAAGAGACGGCCAAGGCTGTAGAGAAGATCACCGAGAGCGCCTCCAAGGAAACCAAGGAGGAGGCCCCGAAGGCTGAAGCTTCGGATGATGATCTCCCCCTCAATCCCCATTTTCAAGACAAGCAAGTTTCCGATAAGCCCGAAGGAGATGATTCCGAGAAAGGCATCTCAAGCTGGAAAGAGATCAAGGGAGAGATGAAGAAAGCCCGTGAAGAGCGGGATCGCCTCAAGGCCGAACTAGAAGCCACCAAAGAGAAGGTGGGTAAATACGAAGGGGAGACTGTTAAGTCTCTCCAAGAGGAACTAGAAGGGTACAAGACCCGCTTGGCAGAGCTTGGTCGCGAGCTAAAGACCGCCAACTTTGAAAGAAGCCCCGAATACGTCGAAGCCATCAAACGGCCCCTAGCGGGCCTTCAGGGCGATCTAAAGGCCATTGCAGAAGCCAATGACGCCGACTTCTCTAAACTCTGGCAGGCTTTGACCGAGCCCGATGCCCGAAAGAGGATCGACTCTCTGGAAGACCTAACAGGAGACTTCAAGCGCATGGAGCAATTGTCCATCGTCAAGATGGCCGACAAATACCATGAGTTGGCCCAATACCATCAGCGTTTCCAGAACGAGGCCGAATCCCTCGCGGAAGCCGAAGCCGCCCGCAAGGCTCAATCTGAACAGGAGTTTATTGATAATGACCTCCGCCTTCAAAAAGCCTTCACTGCCAAAACTTGGACTAACCTAGAAGACCGCTACAACTTCCTCCAAGAAGTGGATGGACAGGATGACTGGAATAGCCACATCCGCAGCGCCAAGAAGAATGCCTCTGAAACCAATCTGGATCGCTTGAGCGTCGAAGACCGCAGCGCCATCTTGGCCCGCGCCTCCGTAGTTCCCTTCCTTGAAAGTGCTATCAATCATTATAGCGCCCAGTTGCAGAAGGTTGGCGAAACAAAGGACGCCGAAATCAAAGAACTTAAAGCTCAGTTGGAGGGACTGGTCGGAGCTACGCCAAGTCTTGGCAAGGCCACCGAAACTGACTCCAGCGACGATGATGAAGATCCAGATAGTCTGATGAATTTCGGAAAATCTATCTTCCGTTAAAATTCTGCTATTGACAAATTAGCGTAAATGTAATAGTTTGCGCTCAAGACTTGAGTCTGAGTTGGTCGCGGACACTCTGCTGGCGAGTTAGCGCCTTCACAATTTGTAGCCGTAAATCTCTGGTCGCGGCCCAGAACTTAACCGATCTAGGGGGCAAAATCCCGAAATCAAATCTAACCCTATTAAACAAACTAGAAAGAATTAAACATTATGTCAGCACCTGTTGCTACTTCTTGCGAGAGCATCAACGACAATTTCCAAAGGGAAACTGGACGTATCGCTCTTGGCACCTATCGTTTGGGTCTTTATAAAGATCCTTACCTCCGTTTCGTTTCCCAGTCGGCTTTCCCCGACCACATGGGAGCAATCATCAAAAACACCATCGCCCAGCGCACTCTTGCCGTTGGTAGCGGATGGGAAGATGTGGGCGTCACTGGCGTCTCTGGTGAAACCAATTCCTGCTTGGCTCCCGTCAAGACGGTTGGCTACGCCTTTGACCAGAATCAGTTCAACCTTCGCCATCAGGCGGTTGAGTCGAACTGGATCTGCTTGGAAGACGTTCGCACCTCGGCATTCCCGATTGACGATGTCAACAACTACATCAAGATCCTTGCCGACAACATCAACGTCGAGTGGACTAAGCGTTATGACAACGATTATCTCCTCGGAGCCAGCGGAGCGGGAACGCTTCTCAGTGTGGAACCTGGCCTTGACGACAGCGGCACAGCCACTGTTTCGGGCGACCTCGCCACCATCACTGGTACGGCTGCTCCTACGAGCATTATGACCCTTGGCGTTCTGCGCGAGGTTTATGATCGCCTGTATCAGGACAACGCTGGTGATGACGGTGATGCGGTCTCCGATGACGGCTCGCCTGTCTTCAACGTGTTCGCTGAACGCGCCACGATTGAAAACCTGATCAAGCTCAACAACGAAGTCCGCGAGGACATCCGCTGGAGTGATCGCGTTAACGATCTTCTCGGTGCCAATGGCTCCTCGCTGTTGCCCAAGAAGGCTTACGGTGGTTATGTTTTCCATAGCCGTCCGTTCCCGAAACGCTTCAACGACAACGGTTCTGGTGGCTTCGTCGAAGTTGCCCCGTATGTTGCCACTACTGGCGCGGTCAATGGAACGAAGTATATCATCAACCCCGCCTACAAGGCCGCGAAATACACCTCCACGGTTATCTTCCACCCGAAGGCGATGGAATGGCTTGTTCCTAACCCGAACCTCAAAGTCGGCAAGCTGACTTATGATGCTCAGAACTATCGCGGAGATTTCCGCTGGATCAACGAGTATGATAAGAACTGCAACCCTGACAAAAACAGTGGTTACTGGCGGGCAAAGATGGCTTGCGCGGTGAAGAAAGTGTATCCCCAGTGGGCGTACTACTTCATCCACCTGCGTTGCAACTTGGCCAATGACCTCGTTGCTTGCGCCTCTGGCTCTGGCTACGGTTACCTCGGCTAAGAGTTAGGTTCCCTTCATCAAGGCTTGCCTCGGAGTCAAATCTGAGGCAAGCTCTATGAGGAGAAATAACTAATAAACAACTACTACTATGAAAATCGAAATTCCCGAAGGATATACCCTGCCTGAAGATGTTACTGATGGAAGTACAATGGAAGAACTTGTTACCTTCCGCGTCGAAGGCGAATACCTTGTCCCGACCATGATTGCTGGCGTCGAGATTGCGGCTGAAGAGACCGAAGACGAAGAGGCCCCCATGGAAGAAGAGGCTACCACTGAAATGGAAGCCGCTGCTCCTATGCGCGGAATGGGCGAGCGTATCATGGGCATGTCTTAAAGTAAGGAGACCATAGGCTATGGCTCTCCCTACTTTAGACGCGACCTTCGCTTCGGCGGCAGATTTGCCCCGAAAGTACATGCTTTCCCGATGGCTTGTGGGGGAGCTAGGTTCTGGTTCTATTGCCAATTACGTCACCCTCCCAGAACGCTATCTCTGGGCTAAGATCGCCGTAGCTGCTGGAGCCCCGCTTCCAGAGGCCAACTATATCTCCCTTCCCAAACAATATGTATGGAAGGCTATTTATGATGCTGTTTCGGGGTCGAGCGCGGGCACAATCGACTGGGTAGAAAAACAAGCTTTAGGGCATATTGCCGCCGCCTATCGCGGAGACACGGGTAACCCCGCTAACCTAGCCACCTATATCGACTGGCCTTGGCGCTACCAAGTTGCTTCCATTATTGGGGCAATTGGCGCGACATTTCCCAGCGAAGAATTGTTAGCGTTTTGGAAGTTTGACAATTTAAATGATTCTTCTGGAAATGGATATTCGCTTACGAATACAAATAATGTTACTTTCACTGCTGGTAAAATAGGAAACGCCGCAACATTCGATGGATCAAATTATCTTGGAGCAACGATCCCAAATTTAGGAAGTGACGATTGGTCGGTGTCTTGCTGGGCAAAAACACCCACACTTGAAGAGCAGCTTTCTACTGTTTGGATGTTAGGAACCAATAGTGGAGAAGAATCTACAGGTAGGGTAGGGTTGCTTTTCTGGGATGATGGATCTATACAAGTTCTTGAAGATGGAAGCTGGGTATTGATGTCTTCGTCCTCATGGTCGGCAAATACATGGATACATTGTGTGGTTACCAAAGAAAGCGGCCAAATTAAAATGTATCTTGATAACGTCTTAGAAGATACGAATACAGTAACTGGATTTGTAACTTCGCAATTTTTAATTGGTCGGCCTGATGATAGCGATACGGCTTATTTGTGGGACGACAAAATCGATGCTTTGGGTATTTGGAGTCGAGCAATTTCAGAGAGCGAAATTACGCAACTTTACAATAACGGCAGCGGTATTGAAATATAACAACTATGGATTTAACATCAATCAACTCTGCCATCGACGCCGCTTACGCTACTGCGCTCACAAACGGAGGTCAACGCGTACTTCCATATATTCTTGCGGAGAGCGCAACCCTTAGAACGGACACTTATATTTCGCAAAATGGAAACGGTTTCCGTATTGTTTGTATAATTAAAAATAACAATAATAAAACAGTTACAACTCGCATTCGCAACCATGGGCCAGATACTGAAAGCGAGCGTGATTGGAAAACGTACAAAATGCTACCTTAATTTATGAGCATTGAAGAAATACCAAGGCGTAGGGGGATGGAGCGGGGAGTAAAACTTACGATGAGTGAGTTGATTGCGGGAGTGGCCCTGATGGTTACTTTGTTTTCTGCCCTCAACGGTTGGATTGTTCTCCCAGAGCAAATGCGCCATCTTCAAAACAGTGATGCCAAGCAAAATGCCTCAATTGAGATGATTCAAAGAGACGCACAAACCCGAAGCGAGATCTTGGCCCGCATTGATGAGCGCACAAAAAGAATCGAAGATTACTTGAAATCCAAGGGATACTAGTCTAGCCTTACTTCTACTATGAAATCATTCTTTAACTACATCTTCGGGGTTCCAGCTAAAATCTGGGCCTTCTACGCCCCTGTCCTTCGTGAACTCTTTGTGGATGCTGCGGCGTCCCTTTTGCCCCTCGCCTTGGACATCGTCCGCGAGTTGGCAGACTCCAGCAAAAGCGGAAGCCAAAAGCGGGAAGCAGCCGTCAAGAAACTGACCAGTGCCGCTCTTCGTAATGGGATTGATGCTTCGGAGTCCCTGATCCGCTTTACCATTGAGTCGGCAGTTCAGCGTGTGAAGTTGGAAGAATAATCAAATGAAAGATAAACTTCTCGCATTTTTGGTCAGTAAGTCTGGCGGTATCCTCACTCCTATTATTGCTGTGGGGATTGCTGCCGTGGTAGGGCGGTTGGCCATGGTTGACCCCAAGCTGGCTGAGTCCATTGACCAAACCAGCCTCACTGGGTTTATCGTTGCCCTCATTCTTTCCATCATCAACTACGTTACCAATGAGGTGAATGTCAGGGGGGTCAAGAAGATCCAAGCCTTGGTTCATACGGATGTAGACGGAGTGGCTGGCCCCGTGACTTACACTGAGGTTCGTCGGGCCATTGAGGTTCCCAAGGCCATGAAAGCCCGCAAGCCCGCCTGTAGCCGCAAGAAGCGTCTCTAGTGAAACCCCTTTCCCATGAACTACTCAAAGCAATCCTCGTCCCAACCCCGCCCAAAGAAGATCGCAGAAGTTTCTTTGTCCGTTTACTCCGTTCCCTCAAAATCACAGCCAAAGTCCAGCGGAGCAATGCTGGAAAGACAGGCGTCACCATCGGAGTCAGAGGTGGAACGGATTTCTAGGAACTGGGATATCGGAAAAAGAGTTTGCAGGTGGTAGGGTTTTTGGGTGGAATCAACCCATGTGGAAGTTAATCCTAAGACTACTTGGAATAGGATCAAGTGATGGCAAAGCGCCGTCCTTGCCGCCTTCCGAATCCAAGACGCCCCTCCCACCAGAGCCTGCACCCAAAAAGAGGGACTCGCTGGAAAAGTTGGCTGATATCGCTAAGTCCCAAGTCGGGGTAAAGGAGGTTGGGGGAAATAACAACGGCCCCGAAATCAGGAAATACCAAGCAGCAACAAATCTGAAGCCCGCATCTTGGCCTTGGTGTGCTGCACTATGTTCTTGGATAGTAAGAGAGTGGCTCAAAGACCCCGAAGTAATTGAGTGGTTGGGACTCAAGGTGATGACTCCAGAGCAGTGGAGGCCGAAGACAGCGGCAGCATTTGGCTACATTTCATGGGCCAAAGAACGCCCAGCTACTACCAAGGTTCTTTCCAGTAGGGCCAAACCACAGGTTGGAGACTTCGCCATTTTTGATTTCTCTCATATCGGGATTGTGACTAAGGTTCTCTCTGATGGGAGATTTCAATGTGTGGAAGGCAACACCAATGGCAGGGGAACCCGCGACTCCACATCGGGTGATGGGGTGTGGCTCAAGACTCGGTCTCCGTCCCTAGTTCGCAACTTTGTTAGAATCAATCCATCAACAGTCAAATGAGCGACGAGAAGAAAAAGAAGAAGGTCTACCGAAAGCCCGCTCCCAAAACCTGTTTCTACTGTGGGTCAGAAAAGATTGAACGTTTGTCAATGGGTGGGGTCAATATCATCCGATGCAAGAACTGCGGAGAAACCCAAGACTGAGATGGCCGTCCACGACCAAAGACTCCAGAAGGTGTTGGACAAGCTATGCACTGAGCTTGTTGAATACTTTGATTCGGGGTTTGTCGTTGCCACTTTCCAAGACGGTGGAGAGACAAAGAACGCCTTCCTTAAATTCGGCAATGACTACGCTATCGAAGGCATTGTGTCCAACATCCACGACATCCTCTACGGACAGGAAGAAGAAGACGAAGATGATGACTCGGATGACGGGGATTTGAAGAAAGTCCTTAAAGACAAATAGCTTATGCCAAAATCCACACTGAGCTTCGACCTTCCAGAAGAACAGGTCGAATGCGACATGGCCCACAAGGCTGGGGATATGTATGCAATCCTGACAATGATGGAGCAACATTTCCGCTCCCATGTCAAACATGACGCCTATCCCGAATGGCACACCGCCACCGTAGAGTCCATCCGTGAAATTCTTTTGAACGAAATGGCAGATCGCGGTGTCAATTTCAACTAACCTATCCTTATGAAAAAAATAGCAGTCCTCTCGGACTTCCATTGCGGCCACAGGGTCGGATTAACCCCAACAGGCTGGTTGCCCGAAAAAGACGAGAATGGAGAGATCCCTCTCTGGGCTCAGATTAACAAGGCCCACTGGACTTGGTATGCCCGCGAGATTGCGCGTAATGGCCCCTACGACATCATTTTCGTCAACGGAGATCTGGTGGACGGCAAGGGTAAGAAAAGCGGGTCTACAGAGCTTCTGGCCCCCGACATGGAAGATCAGGCCGACATGGCTGTAAAGATCATCCGTCAAATCCCGAAAACAAAGAACTGCAAGATCGCAATTTCAAGAGGCACCCCTTATCACGTTTCGTCAAGCGATGGAGAGGACTGGGAGAACGTTATCGCAGAACGGGTGGGGGCAACCATCTCCGACCAACTCTGGATTGAAGTCGAAGGAATCGTCTTCGATCTCAAACACCACCCAGCAGGAAGCGGAAGCCTCCCCCACACCCGCCATACAGCGGTGGCCAAGGACAGGCTGTGGAATGTGCTGCTGGCTGAAGATGGCGAGCAACACAAAGCCAACGTCATTCTTCGCTCCCATGTCCACTACCACAACTTCTGCGGAGGCCATGACTGGATTGCCATGACCACACCAGCACTTCA